GAACGTGGGGGCCTCGGTTGACCCGTCAACGCGGTGCCCAGCCTCGGTGTCGTACACGCGCACACCGGCGGCGGACAGGAACGCGGCCAGCGCCTCGACGTGGGAGCGGATCACGGGATGTCCCCAAGGATCTTCTCGAAGAAGGGGATCGCCTTGTCGACGTTGCGCTTCAGTGCGAACAACGGGTCCTTGATGATGGGACCGTTCTTGCTGTTGCCGTAGTAGAGGAACGCGAACGAGCCCGCTGCGCCCTCGGTCGGGCCAATCACGGCAGTGACGCCGCCCGCGGTCTCTTTGGTTTCGTAGGAGATGAACCCGGCCAGCATGTCGGCCTCGGCAGCCCCCGCAGCCTGCGCCTCGGCGCGCATGTCCTTCTTCGTGTCGACCATCGTCTTCTGCACGATGGCGCGGAACTTCGGGAACACGGTCGCCTGCGCCTTGCCCAGGTCGAAAGCGAGGGCGCGCATCTGCGAGAAATCGGCGTCAGCGGACATCAGTTCGCCTCCTCGCAGCGGAGCCGGCGCGCAGTGGCGTGGCTCTTGCGGTGCAACCCGCGCACCACGTAGTCCACCTCGGCCAGGTCCGCGTCGAACGTGGCGGAAGTGACCGTCACGACGTCACCCACCGCCACAGCCTCGGAGCCTGCTACGGGTAGTGAGATGATCGCCGCCTGCACGCTCAGTGCGTCGCCGCCCGCCTCCTCGGCCTTCTCGACCGCGTCGGGGAGCTGCACGCGGCACGGGCCTGCGTAGATCGTCGCGGGGGCCGCTGGGGTCACGGTCCCGCTGTTGTTGTCAACCACGGGGGCGCCAGCGCTGGCGCGCGTGATGGTGCAGGTGTCGACCATCATCGACTCGGCGGCGCGTCGTCCTCGAGCGACCGCCCCGGCGGCCCTCACTGGCGCTCACGCACCACGAACGCCGTAGCGCCGAACCGCTGACGCAGCCAGGCGCGGGTGCGCTCAGGGATCTCGAAGACGGACGCCTGAGCGTCCGCACCCGTGGCGTAGGACTCGCGGTAGTCGTCGATGGCGATCGAGGTCACGCCGGCCGGAACCGGCGCCTCCTGCAACAGGGAAGCATGGGCGAGGTCGCACACGAGGGCGATGATGTCCGCGGGAACGTCGGCATGGCCGGAGGTGAACGTCACCTCGACGTTCACCGGTTCCCACGTCGAGCGCCAGCCACCGGACAGCCACAGAGACGAGCCCTGCCGGACATAGGTAGTGACCGACTCACCGTCGATGGTGACCGACTCGACATCGGTCACCATGCCGGGCAGGTCAAGCCACTGCCCACACGGGGCCGGGGCGGGGATGCTGACCGTCGCCGACACCTCGGAGATGGGGCACCCTGCGGCGTCGCGCACCGCTTCTGACGCGGAGTCCAGCGCAGCAAGCGCACGGTCGGGGTCGGACGGGTCGACTCCCCGAGTCAGGAGGTCCGTCAGGGTCGCAAGCGGGCTCAGGGCCATGACGGACCTCCTTCCTCAGTGGGGCGGGTGGATCAGGCGAACAGGCCGCGGAGGACGCCGTGCGCGGCCTGGTTGCCGTACTCGAGGCCGATCTCGCCGTAGATCTGCGACTTGTCCGACGCGCCGGTCTTCGCCAGTTCCTCCTCGAACAGGACGCCCTTGCCGGGGATGTTCAGGAACACGGGAGCGACCTGCTCCAGCGACACGACCGCGATGGCGTCGGCGGGCAGTGCCCGGTCGATCGCCACGTTGAGCGTGCCGAAGTCGGTCACGATGGTGTTCAGCGCGACGCCACCCACGTTACGGGTGCCGCCCATCGGGTCGGCCTGTCCGTAGGCGGCGGCGTAGGCCGCGGACAGCCGGCGCTTCTGGCCGGACGGGACGAACAGGGTCGCGGTGCCCTGCTCGGTGATCCCGCCGTGGTCGAAGACCGACTGCAGGAGCTGGTTCACGTCGTCGGTCGACACGGTGTTCGCCACGTTGATGGCGTAGAACGAGACGGTGGCGGTGCCCACGGTGATGGCCGTCGCGCCCGTGTCCGAGGTCGGCACGATCTTGAAGGACACGGTCGTGCTGACCGACTTCACCCAGTAGGCGCGGCCGGCGACGATGGTCGTCGAGGCGCCCACGTCGGTGAAGACGACACGGTCACCGATGGAGAGGTCGTGCGTCGCCGTGATGGTGTCCGTCGCGGCCGACGCGCCCGTGGTGAGGGTGCTCCCGGTCTTGGTCTGCGCGGTCGACGTGATGACGGACAGAAGCCCGCCCATCGCACGCGCAGTGCCGTTCGTGGTCGGCTTCACCTTGACGCCGTTCCACATGCACCAGTTGACGTCGCGGGCGATCTGCTTCAGCGACTGCATGACCTGCCACGAGTGCTCGTTGGCGACCGGGTTCGGCGCACCGCCAGCGGAGTAGAACGGGGCCGACCCGGGGGTGGCGTACTGACCCGTTGCGGCGAGCTTCGTGTAGGACGTCGAGACGGCCTCCTGGAAGATCTGCACGACGTTCTCGACGTTGCCACGCACGCGAGACTCCGCGGTCGGGGCGTCGGCACCCTCGAGACGGGGCCGGGAAGCCGCGTCGCGCAGGTCGTAGGTCTGCCACTCGAAGGCAGGGGAGTCCGTCTGCTTGCCGCCGCTCAGGCCACCGGAGGCGGACAGGAGCGGGGTGTCGGACGGGGTGAGGGCGATGAGCTCGCCGTGGTAGTTGGGCAGACCAAAGGTCGTGCCGACACCGGAAGTGGAACCAGCCATGATGTGTCCCTCCTAGGACTTGTGGGCGGCGAGCGCGGCGCGCTGCTGCTTGAGTGCGATTGCGAGTTGGTGCTGACCGGCCGCGGTCGCTGCTGCGATCTGGCCGTCGAGATCGGCCGGGGGCTCCTTGCGAGCACCACCGTCCGCTTCACCCTTGAACCGCGTGCCTTGCGCCGCTAGGTAGGGCTTGTCTGTGATGAGCTTGTCGATGGCGGCGGCAACGGCGTCGCCGTCGACCTCGCCGTCCTCGCCGACCTCGAACCCGGACAGGTCGAGGTAGAGGAGCGCGTCCTTCGGGTCGTTCAGCTTGGATGCAGCCTGCGCCCGAACCTCTGCCTTGAGGATGCGCTGGTTCGCGGCCGATAGCGCCTCGTCCTTGACGGCCTGAGCCGCCAGGGTTGCCGCGTGCTCGGCTTCGCGCCCCTCGACCTGCGCCCGAAGCGCCGCGAACTCATCGGCGAATCGCTTCGCCTCGGCCTTGGCCTCGTTGCGCTCGGCCTTCATGGCGTCGAGGGCCTTCTTGCCGGCGTCACCTAGGGCGGTTGCGCCCTCGGTGACAGTGGCGGATTCCGTGCCCGTGTCGGTTGTTGCACCGTCGGCAGTCGACTGGTCGACGGTGGTCTCTGCGGTCTCGGACATGGTTGCTGCTCCCGTTGCGGGTCGTCCCAGCGGCCTTGCGCCGTCGGGGGGGGTCAGAGGGCCATCCGGGCGACCTTGGACAGGTCGGCCACGATGTAGCCGTTAGCGGCGAGGAGCTTGATCGCTTCCTCGCGGCTGGGGGCGAACTTGTAGATCGCCTCGGGGGTCGGTCGCGGGCCGGTTCGCCTCACGACGTAGTTCTTGACGTAGCCGCGCCGGCCAGCACTGGTCGCTGTCTCGCGCGCGACCTCGCCGCGCTGCTTGGCTAGTTCGCGCTTGACGTAGGAGTTCCACCCTCGGCGGGTCGTGCCCTCGGACGTATAGAGGCCATCGGCGGATCGTCCTCGCCGGGAGTTGATGACCTGATTCATGTCGGCGCCGTCGCCGATCGCTTGGCGCTGGACCTTCGTCAGGCCAGTGACGTCATCCGGGCCGATGTTCACGCCCGGGTCGAATGGGTCCGACTCCGCGTAGGGAATGTGGAAGCAGTCGCAACGCGGGTGGCGCTCGAAGCCCTGATTGAACTTGAACAACTTGCCCGCCTGGACCGCGCACCGCTGGCAGCAGGGCGGGTTGACGTGCCGAATCCAACCCGTTTTCGGCGTGGACGCGATGGCGACACTCGCCGCGCTTCGTGCCGTGTCCGCAATGGTCGTATGAACGGCCATGTCGAGCCACTGACCGCCGATCCGAAGCCGCTCATCTAGCGAGTCGGCATTGGCCTCGCGTGCCTTCACGACGGCCCCGTAGAGCAGCGTTTCGAGCTCGCGCCCATCTGCCGCAATACCGGCGAAACCTTCCGGTCGAACCGTGCCTACCGACTCGGGCGACGCGCCGACCTGAGCCAGCGACGCCGGGACATAGGAGGCGCCCGAGCGGGCCGCGCCCAACTGTGCCGACGCCGTGAGCAAGGCCAGCCTCGGCCCGACCCGCGCCCACCCTGCGTCGAAGTCCGAGCCGATCGTCGACCACTCGCGCCGGGTCAGGCCCAGCGTGGCAACGATGAGACGCTGCTGCGCCCGGTAGTGGTCAGAGACCGCCTGCGGGAGCACCCGCGCCGCCCGTCAGCGCACGAGCCGCACCAAGGATCGGGTCTGAGGACGCCTGCTCCTCGCGGCGCTGGAGTTCCTTGTCGATCTCCTGCTGACCCATGCCATAGCGGCGCTCGAGGATGCCCGCGTCGGACCAGCCGATCTGCTTGTCCTTCAGCGCCGCGTCGGACGTCTGCGCGTCGCTCGAGGTCTCCGGGTTCTTCCACCCGATAACCGCAGTCCGGCACGCCTCGGCCACAGCCGTGTTGCCACGGACAAGG